CACTATTACCGCTAAGTGCACCATAGGTTGACGAATTTAAAGCTATAGCTGCTGCGAAGCTGTCAGTGCCGTTTGCATAAGAAGTACCCAGCGCTACGGCTGACGTGCCACTACTGCCAATTACAGGAGCGTCTCCCGCTGCAAAAGATTGTGCCGCACCTGCCTCTGCTTGATAACCAATAGCTACGGCTCTCGTACCGCCTGCTGTTACATAAGCATTGTTACCAAGCGACACACCTAACGTGCCTCTAGTATCTGCTCCGTAACCAATAGCAACAGCACCTGTCGTGCCTGTATCCGCTCTGGCCTCCCACCCTAAAGCAACACCATAATCTCCCTTTGCACCATATGATGTAGTAGTTTGACCGTTTGCCGCTGCGAATGAGCCTGTGCCTGATGCATGACTTAGAGGGCCAGCTAAAGCATTTGCACCTGAAGCAACAGCACTGTCCCCTATGGCTATTGCATCATCGCCAGTAGCTGACGGTTGTGACGTTACGCTTACTTCATTAGCAGCATAAAGATCAGCACCACCACCAGCATCTGCAAAAGTAACAGCGCCAGAGCCGTCAGTAGTAAGTACTTGTCCGTTAGTACCGTCTGATGTGGGTAGGGTGTAGGTGCCAGAAATCTTAACTGCATAACCTGACGCACCTAAAGCAACCTGATTTGTTGCACTTGTTGCTGCGTTGTAGCCAACGGCGGTTGCATTTGCATGAGTTGCTTGAGCGTTTTTACCCAAGGCAGTTGAGTTTGTGGCTGTAGCATCTGTAGTTGAGCCTCCTGCAAAACTGTCTTGACCACTAGCTACTGCATTATAACCGTATGCGGCTGATTGATATCCACTAGCTATAGAGCTTTGACCAATAGATGCTGCACTATTATTAGTAGCTCTGGATTGAGTTCCAAAGGATACAGTATTTACACCAGTTGTTCCATAACTGCTTGAGTTATTATTAATAGCCCCAGCAATGCTACTAGCAGCACCAGCACGAGAATTGCCAAGGGCGGCAGAGTTATTCCCAGCCGATATAGCTCCGCTACCAATTGCAAAAGCATTCGTGCCAGTAGCAGATGGGGCAGTCGGACTAGAGGGGTTTTCCGCAAACAACTCACCCTGAAACACATCCTCAGCCGCAGCCGTAATAAAAACCACCGCAGAGCCAGATAGGTTGAGTAGTGACCCTGTGCTACTTTCGTCAAGCGTACGCGAGAGAGTGGTCCCAGTACTTGTATAAGTTCCAGAACCAATCTCCCATGCGTCACCGTCCTCAAGGACATATCTTACTACGTCACTATTGGACACACCTGCGTCAGCAAAACTCTGGTAGCCAGTTTCGGCACTTCCAAGGGTGATTGTACCAGTACCTGTCGTACTGGTGCCCATTTTCGCGCGATTAACCAGCGTTACCATATGTATGCACCTTTATGCGATACGGATGATCGCGTTGCTTGCGTCTGCGGTTGGGAACTGGATCGTGAAGTCCCCGTTAGTGGATGTTTTGTCGCCACCAAAGGCCAAAACAATTACAGACTTGTCTGCCTGATCGTCGTTATAAATCAAAGCGCCATTGGCTGTGATTGTAGCTGACGAAAACGTCAAATCAGCAAAGTCAGTAAGTGCCGTTGTGCCACTTGTTGTCGGCGTTACATTTGTAAGCGCAGCGCCACCAGCAGTGTACCCTGTACCGCTTGCTTCGTTTGTTGTTGAATACGCCGTTGTAGACGCACTTAGCGTAGCAGAGCTAGTAAACAAAGCTAATTTAAATGTATCACCCGTAGTAGTGGTGAAGTTGTGTGTGCCCGTCAACAGTTCTTTCTTAAAAGACGTACACATTGCTTGCGTGATTGCCATATCATAATCTCCTTATTGCTTCAGCAAGTTCTGGGTGCCCAGCATTCGTGAGGGCATTATACACACTTGTACGGTCACTGCGAATAGATTCTCGCATATAAAATGCAACGACCTTTTCCATGTGTCTTTGAAACGCTTTAGCCTGATCTCTTATGGCAGGGTGGGCGCTATCCGATACACTGATGAGTTTTTCAACACAGCGTTCTGCAACTTCTTCTGGAGTAAATCCACGACCCTCAGTTGTTTGTACATTAACAACGGGGGTTTCTGGCACATTGAGGTCCAACTTAAACATTATTGTTTATCCCTAATAACTTGACCAACCCGATAGTTTTGAGTGGTTTCCTTTGCTTCACCAAGCATTTTTAGGCCGATCATTGCCTCTTGAAACCGCTTATCATAAAGACCCATCAAATCGGCATCACCCTTCATAAAAATGTATGCCTCAGACAAAGCGCCATACAATAAACAAAGTTCAGCGTTCTCACTCAACCATGTTTTATCGTTTGCAGGATTGCTTACCGCAGTGAGACTAGAGGGACGATACATGTAGTGTAATTCCACGGCATAATTAGAATTTGGTGTGGGGGCAAGAATAAAGTTATCTACGTCAAATTGTGCGTAGTACTTTGGCTCACCTGTTACAGTTTGATCTGGATTATACGTTTGTACAAAGCTTACATCTTTAAACTCAACAAAGTTTTTATCGCCGTTTGAGTCCGTATAACTTAATGAAAACGGAGCGAGAAAGTCACTAGGACATTGCAAAAAGCGGTTGCTTGAAGAAAGGTTCGCACTTTGGTTTTTAATGAAAAGACTCAATTGCACGTTTTTTAAGATGCGCTCTTCTGCGGACCTAATAAATATAGGAAGATTTGAAACAAAAGTCGTTTCGCTGTTTTCCGTATAATCCTGTATTGCCTGTTTTAGCTCATCGTATGTAAAACTCATGTTATAAGCACCGTTACTTGTCCAACACCGCCAGATAGTGCTGAAGTAGTTTCTAACTCAGAAGGCATTTGAGCCACAGAAGAAGTGGACCAGTTTCCACCCCCTAAATAAACGATCCCATTTGTGGTAATTACCATAAACGGCGTTTCGGGGTTTTCTGGTTGAGGTCTTGCGTCTTTTAATGCTTGAGCATCCGACACCTTTCTAAAAGGACCTAGCTGCGGCTGTTTAGCCTCAAACTCATCTCTACCAACAAGCAAGCCGTTCCACTCTTTTCGCATATCTTTATACCGATACCGAAAACCGGACCGATCAGATATTGCGTAAGAGTTTTTACCCGTGGCAAACTTCGACATTGTTAAACCCTAAAGTATTCGTACCGAGGTACGACGTTAAACGAGGCCCTATCACGGTCTTCTGTCATAGCGCGCTCAAACTCTTCTTCATAAGCGGCTTTTAAGATTTGAATCCGTTGCGGAGCGCGTTTAATAGCAATGTAATAAGCTAAACCCGCCGCTAAACAGGGGTAGAACCTAAAAGGCATGTCCGAACTGTTAATAACAGTGTCGGCATCTTGCATCCGAGTCAAAGCATCGTAAAAAATAATGTCGGTGCTGTTTTCAGGTACAGGCCAAAGCTGTAGGTTAGGTGTTATCTGACGATCTAAAAAGAACTGAGAAGGGCGACCTTGAGTAGTCTTGTTTGGAATGGTCAAAAACTCTTCTCGGCTGTACCTGTCTAGAGCATAGTCCGTGTTATCACGGCGAACAACTACTGAAAGAACGTCAATAACATCCGCGTCAATCAGATAATTGCCCGTTCCTTGCGTAACTGCTTGACTACGCTGTTTTATTGTCCATTGATTTAGACCGCGGTTTGCCCACTCCGCAAGCATAAGGTTTAAAGACCGTTTCGCAGTCTTTAAATCATACCCTGTTCGGACCTCTAAACCACACCGTTCAAAAGCCTCTTCAATGTACTCAGCAACGTCTAGTTCAAAGTCGGATGTTCCAGATAACGCCATTTTAACCTACTTTTTAGATTTACGAACGGCTCCACCGCTGCGCAGTTTTTTAACCATACCGCCGCCGCGCATTTTCTTAACCATGCCACCGCCACGCATCTTTTTAGCCATTCCGCCGCCACGCATCTTTTTAGGTTTCATCGCCATTTTTTAGTCTCCTGTACAGTTTTTCACGGTTAAAGTATATTTCTGTAGAGTTGTATTCACCGTCATAGCTATCATAGTATCCCTTTTTGTCCAACCTGTTTGCGGCTTCCTGTAACTTAGAAAGTCTTTGAACAAAAATCATGCTATATTCTTCGTCAACGTCATAATTAAAAGTAACGTCTTCTACAAAATCGCTCGGCTCATCTTCCGGGTTAAAACCCATTAACCAAATGTCCTTGTCTATAAACATACCTTCAGAAATTCTAAGATTTAAAGCGTCCAAATATTCATGGAAATCTTCGGGGTTCTTTGTGTTTTTTAAGTCAACAATAATTACCAGATCAAACGCGTCATCAAACATAGAAATGCAGGAATACAGGGTCTGATAAGAGTCTTCTTTTTTAAAAAGAATCGAAACCTTGTCTTCTAACCACGCTTTTTTTGCAAAGGGGCATGGGGGCAGGCCGTTGAAATGAACACTAGGCTCTTCCAGAGCCGCTTTAGACCAACTCATAATCTCGTTGACCAAAGCTTTTTCGGTAGGGTCGCTGTAAAAATCTAAATTCATCCCTGAGTCACCGAACCTTTTGTTCTTTTACGACGATCCGCCAGAATTGCACCGCAGCCCCGTGCAACAGCCGTCCCGTGTTTGGACCTGCCGTTAAAAGGACGTTTTGCTTTAGTTGCGGAGACCTCTCCACCATAAGCCAAACGGGTTACTTTGGCGGCTTTTGTGTTCGAAACAACTTGCTTTCCTTTAGCGCCTTCACGTTTTTTCTTGCGAGCAGTAGATGCTCTTTCAGGCTTACTGAGACTCTCTGCCTTAGATCGTGGAAGGCATCGGTCAGGGTTCTTTTTATTTTTAGAAGTCCCGCACTTACCTGCGATATTACCTTGGCTGTCAATTCTGACCCA